TGTCATATTTAGAGTCTTCTAGTTTTTTTACCATTTCTAAAATACTGGTTTTAGAGGGATCAAAAATATCTATCATGAGCTTATCTCTATCAACCTCTGTCCCTACAAACGGGCATGGTGCCATACCAGAATATTCTTTTCTGGGTTTTCTTAATAATTTTATAAAATCATTTATTTTAGACTTAAAGTTTTTGTAGGGACATTCACTCATTTTTCCTCCTCCAGTTTTCTCTTTGCTTCTTCCAATGCTTTTATTGCATTTTCAATATCTTGTTTATAGTCATCAAGCGAAGTTGTCCAAAGTCTCGCTCTCAGTAATTTTTTGTGTGTGCTATCAATCAATAGCCAAAGCTTATCATTTTTCATATTTCCTCCATACTATATTATAACATATTGCCAGTAGTGTGTCAAGAAGAAAATAAAAAAAGGCGGTGAGCCAACCACAACCCACCGCCAGGAGAAAAACATGAAAACAAAACTAATCGTCTTCACTCACACCAAAATTTTTACCTTCGGATTCAAATTTCTTGACAATTTCTTCATCCATAATATCTAAGACTGTCTGTCTAAAGTGTGGATCTTGAAGTTTTGCCTTCCATTGTTTTCCTTGGAATTTCATTTCTTTTCCTGCTTTATCAACAAGAGTATACCATGCGCCTGATAGCTTCAAGCGTTTGGTCCCAGAGGATTTGAGAGCTAACAACCAAGACTCTTCGTCTTGAATAGCAGCACCACCAGACCATAAAATCTTGAATGTACACTCTCTTCCTTCTGTCCCAAAACGAGACTTCTGGAGTTTACACTTTACTTCGCAACCAATACGAAGACCTGTATCATCTTGAAGATACGAAGCTTTTGATTTACGCTTTGTAAGCCAAATACGCATAGAGCAAAAGTATTCAATAGCTTTACCGCCGGGAGCGATGTAAGGCTCAATAAGAGCTGCCATTGGATTCTGAGTGTTGATATTGGTTTTCAACTGATTGATCAGAAGCAAAGTGTGTTGTCCATTAGCCAAAGGAATAGTTAGTTTGGGAAATGCCTTACCAAAAATTCTTGGTTTAACGGACATTGTTGATTGAGGATTAAAATCTGATTCAAGTTCTTTCTCTGAACTTGTTGCAGCAATTGAATCCCAGATAAATAAGAATTGTGTATCTTCATATTGATCGATTAGGGTCTCAATTGTTTCTAATACTTTTTCAACAGAAATCGCCTGAATATACATTAGGTTGTTGATATCAACTCCGGCACTTTCCAGAAATCCGGGATCAATTGCAGATTCAGCATCAAAATATACAGGAAACTTTCCTATCTTTTGAGCATTCGCAGCAATTTGAGCAGCCATGAATGATTTGCCAGCACCAGATAGTCCAGCAATTTCAGTTATCTTTCCTACTGGGATACCACCATACTTTCCTCTACATGTAATAGAATCAAGCCAGCGAGATCCTGTCGGAATCCACTCTTTCACAATAGTGGGATTGTTTTCGTTTAGGTTGTGAGCAACATTTAAGCCGGTTTTTTTGTTAACAAGTTTTTGCATCGCTTTTAGGTCAATTTTACCTGCTTTTGTCATTGTTTCTCCATAAATAAAACACCCCTTTACTTACAACGCCAAGGGGCAAGGCGAACAATCACTAACTCAGAAAGTCACTAATCTTTTTGTCTACGGAACTGCCGTATTTAGCAGTTTCAGAGGAGGACATTTCGGAGGAGGAATCCGTAGACAGATAGTCGTCCAAAATAGCTTGTATATCTTCAGATGACAGTCTATCAAATTGTGCTTCAATGTCTGGAACACTATCAAGAAGAGCATCACAGTCGGCGATTGCATCATCACAGAGTTTGGAAGGTCTACGACGAGGTTTAAGTTGGGTCTTTGGGAAAGATCCGGGGGTACCAGGAATAGTATAGTTTAATACTATATCTGTTCCGGTTTCGGATGATGTAATATCTCCGTAATCAGGGTCAAGTACATATCCAAGAAGTGTCTCGTAGGCAGTCTTGCCATAAGCCCAAATTTTTACACCGTCAGTCTCATGACCTCGGATAAGGATTGGGGAGTAGTATCGCTTACGAGCAAATAACTTCTTTGCAGCATTTTTAGTTTGATCATCATTGTTTTCAACTCCGTCTCGCCAGAGACTAGAGGCAAAGTCACAAATAGGGCAGTGCTCGCCGTAGTTCTTTTTAGGGCAAAGGATACCAGGTCGCTTTCCTACATTGTAGTGAAAGTGAAATTCTTTGAACGGGTCTCCATCTTTTGTTGGAAGGATTCGAATCGTTTGATCTCCTTCGGATGGTCTCCATTTGGTATCACCTGATTTGCCGGTGTTCTTATTTTGTGAGTTATTGAGTTTTTGTCTCATTAATTCTATATTAAGTGCCATGTGGTTTCTCCTATTGATTGGCGATGTTTATTGTCTTCACAGACTAAGGTAAGCAGAGTTTTAATCTTGCTCCCATCATTATTATAACATATAATCTTGATACTGTCAAGAAAACAGGGGAAGCTTTTTTATACGGAAAAGCAACCCGAAAAACCGATCTTCTAGTCGCTCTAGAAGTTAAATGTGGAACTTGTCTTAGTTACATCACCTTCAACAGTTTTCCAGTTAAAGTGACGGAATGCACGAGCATCGACATCATAGACAACTTCAGCGCCAGTCTTGCTTTCCATAGTTCGAATGGTGTTTTCGTTTACCAGAGAACTTGGAAGATCTGATTTACGAATGAATCGCATTGTGCGGCGGTCTCCATTTCGCTTTTGGAAAGTTCCGTTAAAGATTGTTACGTTAGAATTTGACATATTTCCTCCTATATTATTGAAATGTCTAGTTTTTTTGACTTTTTATACCGGACCAAGTCTTAACCTCTTTTGTGAATGTTTTGGAGTTTCACTTCTCAATTGTTTATATAATATTATAACATATTGTGTTACGTTTGTCAAGTATTTTTTTTATTTTTTTTTGAAGAGTTTATCAGTATTTTGTTTACTGTTTTTCTCACCTTTATAATATAACATGTTGACAAAGTTTGTCAAGTATTTTTTTCAGTTTTTTATTCAGCAACTGCTGCTGTATCTTGTACTTGCTCTTCAGCGGGTTGAGCAGAGTCTTCCGCTTTTTCTTCGCCACAGGCAAAGAGTAGCATCATTAAAGTAATCATTTGTTCTCCTTTTTGCTTACCTTTATAATATAACATGTTTTTAGAACTTGTCAAATGTTTTTTTTAGTTTTCTTGTAAGTAATGTGTAAACCGAATAGCATAATAAAAAGAATGAGCATAGTCTGACTTGTGTATCACAAAAGAAGAGATAATGTTGTTTTCATTATCGTCTTTTATTTTTTGCTTAAGTGTGTTTAGCAACTCTTTATTATTTTTCATGTCCTCATCGTTTACTATATTAATATAGCATGTCTCGGTAATATTGTCAAGTGGAAAGTACAAGTTTTTTTTGTTTTCTTTAAACTCTCCATATTCAACTGTTCTAATCCGAGAAATTTCCTTCTCTTCATGATGAGCACCAAGAATTGGCTTTTGACTAAGATAAAAAATAATGCTCTCAAACACATTAACAATTGCTTCGTTGATGTAATCATACATGTTTTCAATTGAATAATATGGAATAAAACTACACACCTCTTCGTTGGACACAATATACATAGAATTTAATAAGCCTGATCTTGCATATTGCTGAAAGACATTAAAAGCAACTCTGTTAAGTTTTTTTTGTACTGGAGATAACATAATCTCTTCGGGATAAATATAAACTAAATTTATTTTCTTTGATTGTATTAACTCCAACAGCCTTAAAGAGGCTGCGGATACTTTACCGGCGCCACATACGAAGAAGTAACACTCGTCTTCTTCAAAACTTAGAAGATGGCGATAATCTGACAGTTTTTTCTCGTAGTCTTCTGGTGAGTTGAACTCTGGGAGTTCCGAACCAGCATCTATGGTAATTTTTTTGTAACCATCAGAAAATTTATTAACTATTTCACAACCAGCCTTTCCCAGCCCTATTAATACTGTCATACTTCCTCCATATCTCTATAATTTCTACCAATATGCATCGAAGACTTAAACTGTCCTAGTCTTGTGTCTTCAAATATTTGTCTTATCTGTGTAATTAGATCTCTATCGTCTTTATCTAAATCAATAGTTATTGAATCGTGCACGACAGAATGCACAAAAGATCTTTTTCCATTTAAAAATTTATTTATCTTAATTGCTTGCGCCAAACAATTATCAGAAGAAGTTGATTGAAGCAAATAATTAAACGAATGAAAATCATCTGCTTCAATCTTTCTTCCAAATGGAGTTTTTACAACTCCTTCTGAATAATGCCTCTCTAATACAACATCACGCTTATAGTGTTGCGATAACTCTATGCTTTTTTTGTTGGGATTATAGAACCATGCGAAGAATTTTTTCTTAGCTTGGTCACGAGTACATTTAAGTATTTTTGCGTTAAATTCATGTATATCTTCCTGGGGTTGGGGTTTTCCGGAGAGAGATAGAAGAGTTCTAATCTCCGCTCCATTGAAATCAAGTTGAATGAATGCATCATTCTTTGGCATAACAATATCAGCAATTTCCTTCTTAAGATTTAAGATTGGAAACGAACCTGTTTTTGTTGTTAGACGACCAGTTACAGAACCATAAATATCATAGGATATTACGGGAGTTTTCCCGCCAAAACTTTTCCAAAGAGATTTGGCCTTATAATCAGTCTTCTGGTAATTAAATAGTTTATTTTGATTTAAAACAATAGGATTATTAGATATTTCATAAACCATTTTACTGAGATCAATCATGAACTTGTGATTAGCAGGTTTTGTATGGCTTCCAAATACATGTTCACAAATCTCATTTTTAACCTGGCACCAATGAATAAGTGCCTGCTTGGGAATAATATCAAACAAACATACATCGTCTAAATTTATTTTAGCAGAACTTGCTGCTTTTACAAAGTTTTTGACTCTTTTTTTGTGTATCTCCAAACGATCAGAGAGGTGTTCGGGACAAGCCTCTTCAAGTGATTTACCTCCACACCATATCCGAGCATATTCATAATCATCATCTGATAAGTGAGGAGACCAATCCCAGGTCTTCTCAAAAGCTCTTTTAATCTGTCCATAATAAAACTCTCCATTTGAAAATAAACCAAGACAATCTTGTTTGTCATCTAAAATTTGAAATATCATTGTTCCTCCGATTAATATCCAGAAGAACCTCCACTGCCACCTGCAGATCCTCCTGACGGCACAGAAGCTCCTCTAGCTTCTTCCAAATCTTGTTTTGGCATATCTTTAGAATCTACTTTTTGCAGAATACTATTGAGTCCACCAGGTTTTGATTTGTAAACACTTCTGTACTGTTCATTAATATAACCGATTGCTCTGGATATGTCAAATGTTTTTTCTAAGTTTTTTGCATTTGCCGTAAATCTATTTCTATCTGATATAGAATACGGAGGTTCTTCTTCATAGTATCTTATATTATTATAATATTCTATAAAATAATTATTATTATATATATTATTAAATTTATTAATATTAATATTAGCTCTATATACATTGTTTTTTATAGTTTTCTTTTTACATGGTATTATGTTTTTTTCATAAGGATGTTTTCTAGAAAAATTATTGTAAGCATTAAACAAATTTCTTTTGATGTAGTCAATGTCTAAAGTATGAGTTTGAATAAAATTATCAGAAAATATTTGACTTATACTTGACAAATTGTTTTTTCTATGATATACTGTAGAAGCAGGGCTAGCCAAATCTGCCACGATAATCCATGGCGAGTTCTTTGCTACGGAGAAACCAAAATTATTACAAACGTTCAAGTAGTATGGAAAATTTTCGCTATTTATGAAAGTTTCTTTTAAAGAGTCATCACCAATATCCAATCCAGATAAATCGATTGCCAACCCAGAATAAAAAATGCTTGAGTGTCTACTCCTATACCAGCTTGTATAAGTGACAGGAAATGTCGGAGTGATTTGATTTACATAGTGCAAGAATTCTTTAAAGTAATCTCCAGCAGATATAACTTTTTGTTTTTTAAAAAAAACTTTTTCAAAATTAATGATAATGTTAGAAAAATATTCTTCATAAGCATCTTTTGGACTTTTGAATACTGAGTATGCCTTTGGGGAAGATAAATAAGGATCGTTAGGTCTAATTTTTCCACCATTTAGGGCTCTTTGGAATGTTGCTTGAAAATCTGCAAACTGATCTGCAACAAAATTCATTAAAGTAACACCAGTTGGGTTTTCTGGTGCAACAACGGTTTTTAAAGATTGTTGGTTTGGAACAACAACATTAAGACTCTCATCAACTCTGCCGTATAAGTTTCTTTCTGCAAATAAAAAATCAACAACTCCGACAGGTCCAAGAGAATTATTCTCCGGAAATGCACGGACATCATATCTTTTTCTGTTAACCGTTAAAACAGTTGTTGATTTAGTTTCATTTTTTCCTCTAAATTTTGCCATTGTTTTATCCTCACTACAAATCTACTGGGTTGTCTGGATCATCTTCATAATATCTTTTGCCACCTTCATCGTAATATTTTCTATTGGTAAAAGCTTCAGTCTCTGTATAAGCAGAGGAAGGTTTTTTATTTATAACAGAAGATAAGCTCTGTAAATAAGAAGGGACCTCTGGAATCTTTGGGGCCGAATCTGTTGGGGGTTCTGTAATACCAAAATTATCTTTTAAAAAAGTGGCCGTATTCTCTCTGACTCTTTCTTGCCTAATAGATTCGGCCTGATTTACAACTTTATCCCGTTTTTCAGCAAGCTTTTTATCTTCAAGACCCCCATACTTTTGTTTGTGACCATATCCAAGTTCAGCATTACGTCTATATAGTTGATCTGAAACACCTTGACAATAATCTTTCTGGTTTTTAGTTTGTGGTTTTTCATTTATTTGATCTTCATCAATTGTAGCAATTTTTAGCTCGTCTTTAGTTCCAATAATCCTACTTTTTGGATCTCCATCACCAGAATAAGAAAATATTGCCTCAACATTGGTTGTAAATTTTCCAGGCCCAATTGTTGATTTTACTCTATCAATTAAATGATATCCGCCAAAACCTAATTTATTTGCCACAGATTGTCGTATACGAGGATCAAAATTTGAACCGGCACCAATTAAACCAACTGGATCTATAAACACCTCCATTCCTGGGTAGTATAAAGTGTTTCCTACCATGTCCATTGAAATCCTATAATGCGCAGCAAGCTGCAGAAGACCGTCATGTCCATGCCTAAAAAAACGAGCTTCTCTCAAATATTTTGCATCGGATTTTGAAAACTTTATTTTTTTGAGAATACCTCTGCTTTTTCCTAGTTGATAATGCATGATACCATTATTTTCATCGTCAAATTTTTTTCCAACTTTATCTGTTTTAATCCTTGGCGAATCAACATAGATAGTGATATAATTAAACAAATCTTTTATAGAAGTTGAAACACCATTAATATCTGCTTGCAAGGGTAGATCCCCAGACTTGTAATATGTATTTACGTCTAATACTGCTTCTTTTGACTGTAGTAATAAATCACCAATCGGATCTGTCTCAGAATTTGCAGTTTTTTTACCAAGAAAGCTGTTGGTTTTAAACTGCAGTCTTTTATCTAAATCATTCTTAAAGCATGATTCCAGCAATATGTCTCCTACTAAATATTTTGTAATATCTCTTATAAAATACATAACAGGGTATGAGTTTCTTTCTGATTTAACAACATTTTCTGTAAACCATTCGTTAAATAACTCAACAGAAATCGGAATATTTGCCAAATTAATGGTTTCTGTTGAAGAGTTGTTGAAAATGTCTATAAAATCAAATGACCCCAAAATAAATTTAAAATTTTCAGTTTCTTTGGTATATGTTTCATTTATATCTTTATTCTCTGTTTCTAAGATATACAAGCAATCCAACACAACATACAAAAGATCCCCTAAATAAAAATAGTTGATCAAGAGATTGTCTGAACTATTGGACAAGTCAATGTCCCGAAATACGTTCATGTCCAGAACAAAATCCGCAACGTTCGATTTTTCACCTAATTGGTTTGAATTGACTCCTTGTTTTCTGTTATCTCTTTCAAAAACAGCGGGATTTGAAAGAAAACCAGTCTTAGCAAAACTATTAGCGGCAGCACTATCTGCTATGACATGATTCAACAACCCATATTTTACCAGTCTCTTGATTATTGACTGAAAGGCAGTTCTTTTTAAGTTTTCTTCAATTTGTAAAAACTGTGATCTTATTGTAGATAACTGCTTATTGGTACAAGCAGAAGTGCTTACTACATCTTGATATTCTTTTCTTACACGCTCTAGTGCCAATCTAGACTCCCTTGAAGATAGAGCATCCAATCCAGCCCCCTTTAAAGCACTCTCTATATAAGCCCTGTAAGAAACATTTATGTCAACAGAGCCATCATCTCTTATATTAATTTCATGATCGACCATGTTTAAATAAAAAGTTTTATTTAATTTTTGTATAGCCTTTTTGATTTCTTCATTAGGAGCAGAATCAGCTTCCCACCCAAGATCAACTCTAATTCTGTAATAAGAGGGGTGAAACTGTAACGGAGAAGTAAGACCCGAACCTGTTTTTTCTTCCTTATCTTTGGAAGGTAACACTAACAAGTCAACATATCTGTGTGCTTTTCCGTGTTTATCAACATTTAGAGGGTGCTCTTTTATAAAATCTTCAAACGATTGAAAATATAGTTTTAAAGTAGCCTTAATGTCATTTTTTGCAGTTGCAGGTGAGGTTCCATCAAAAGAAAAAGAAAATTCTTTTATCCCAAAATCTGAACCTTTATCAAAATCAGTAGAAAAAAGGCTGTTAACTCTATTGCTATCTACTTTGTTAGGAAATTTAAATTCATGTTCTCTCAACTGTCCATTTTCACTAGAAACCTTAACAAGTCGTATTTTTGGAACAAGACTGGCGTGTTCTGCTGGTGTTATATTTTTAAAAGCTTCTATGTCTTTTATGTTTGGAATTAACAGCTTGTTTATTATGGAACTACTATCGTTTCCTTGATCACGAACACTATAAAATCTTCCTTTATATGGTATTTCCTTGTGAATCCCTTGTTTGCTATTTATTTTGCCAATATTCATTCTGGCCATATCGCTTAAGCGAGACATTAGCAAGCATTGTTTTAAAAACTTTTGCTTTGCTTCAATATCATCGTCTGAAAGATCAGCAGCATCTATGTCTTTACCGGTTATCTCTTCGTTGTTTTTTACTATTTCTTCTGCTTTTTTGAAAATTTTACTAAGCTGAGCTTCGCTAACTGTCTTGCGATATGGATCTTCTCTGAATTGTTTTAATATTAATTTTAGTGCGGTTACTCTAAGATCATTTAAAACAAATTGAGCAAAACGATAGCCAACTTGTCCTCTATCTAGGGCTCCCCCCTCGCCTAAACCGGGTATGTTTGTTTTATTAGTAAACCGTTCGACAGTCGC